AATAGATGCTTGTTTATATGCTTTATCAAATTCTAAATTTATAGCATCTTGTTTTGATTTATTAACACTTTCTCTATCATCTAAAACTGCTTTTACATCTTTTAATATTTCTTGTTTTACATTGTTATCAGATGTCATAAGTATTTCCTGGACCATAGCAGCTTTCTCAAAATAAATTATATCATCATCAGTTGCTAAACCTTCCTTTTGTTTTTTATCACTAATAATTTTTCCATCTGGTGCAGCCATTTTTGAGTATAGATTGTAACCACCAACACGACCCTCTGAGTATGTTTCTACAAAGTTTATAACAAAATCTGTTTTTACTCTCGTTGCTGCTTTGTCAAAATTGTTAAGTATTGTTGTAGCCTCAGCAACAGTAAACTTTTGTTTAGCAATAAAATTGTTTAGGTTTTTTCTTTTTGCTAAAATTTTATTTTCAATACTTACATAAACTTGTTCTCCACTATCGCTGTCTATGTAATTGTTAGTTTCACTAAATATTTTTTCTAAATCGTTTAGTTCTTGAGTAACAAAACCCATAGCCAACACTTTTGTTTGTGTTGCATTTTCTTTTATTTTTTTATCAATATAGCTTGTATAGTAAGTGTTTGCTTTTGTTGCTAACTTAGCATCTAACTCAACAGCTAAATCTGGACTTATACTTGATACAAGTTTTACATATTCATCTTTAATATTTGACAATGTTTGTAAATACATTGTTTGAGATTGATTGTTTTCGTTGGCCTCTATTTCTGCATTTGCAAAATCTCTGTGTGCAGAGATAGTCATTTCATTTATAATGAAACCCATCTGTGCAGCTCTTGCAGCTTTATTAAATATAGTTTTGTCGTCTTTAAATAATTCTTTTCTGTCCTCTGCGTCTGTCTCTAAAACTTGTTTTAATGTTGGTGCATTTTCTACACCATACTTTGTACCCTCTTCTACTTTTTGTTCGTTTACTTTTTTGAGTGCAAAGTCAGATACAGTATCTATTCTTTTTATAATCTCTCCAGCTACATCTGCTTGGGCTCTGTAATTAGCAAATGATAGTTGTATATCACTAGCTCTAAAACCAGGTAACTGAGATTTATAAACATTTCTTTGTGCCATTAAGTTTTAAAAATATTATAACTACCCATAGCTGCATCTGCGACAGCAGTTATAATGGCTCCTTTCTTGCTGGTCTTAGCAGCATTGTTTAACATAGCAGCCTCAGCTACACTAAATGCCTCAACAACTTGTTTAGTATCTTTAGACTGAAAAAAATCTGTAACTCCATATCTCATACTCATTTGATTTAATACTGACATAGAGCCATCAAATGGTGTAACACCTCCGGCTGCACCTTTTGCTATATTAGATGCAATAGTCTCATTCATTTTACGCAAAGCAATATTTGCATTTTCTTTAGCCTCTACTGCTTTTGTTTTACCTTGTAGTAAAGCTAACTCTGCTTTACCTTCATAATAAGCAGCCATCGCATAACCTTGGTATAATGTACCATAGGCTTTTGCTGCTACTGCTGTTACTGCTATTGCTGTCCAATTTATTGCCATTATTGTCCTACACTCACTTTATATTCTACTCCCAATAATGTAAAAAATAATGGACTAGACTGGGAGAATGTCATTTGTCCTTCTCTATCAAATCCTAACATAGGTTTCCTTCTTTTTTTTCCAGTAAAAAACTGGCCACTACCTACTGTAAATAAAAAGTCTTTACCATTCAATGTTAAGTTTTGAGATAGATAAAGATTACAAGTAGCCTCTATAATTCTTTTCTTTTGTGCAACAATGTTACCACTAGAAAGTTTTAGTTCTACCGGAAGTGTTTTGACTTCTGGTGTATAATCTAATCCTATCTCAACATAAGTTGTAGGTACTGCATCAAGTGTTATTTGTCCAGATGAAACAGTTTTATCATTTTGCATACTATCATCTGCTATAACTTTTACTGTCTTACCTTCAAGATGAGATAGACCAGTTACAGTTGTAGTAGATGGTTTGCTACCACCAGATAATAATTTTGAGCTATCAGTTGTATTGTCATCATTAAAACACTCTACATAATATTTTGTTGAGCTGCTAATTGTTCTTTTTATTACAAAATAAATCTGGTCCACATCTACACCTACTTTTTCAAATGTGCCATCAGTTGTAGATAAACTTGGTGCAATAACATTTTGGCCTCGCAAGATAGAATAAGTTGCTAAGGACCCATCAGTTGCATTTACTAATAATAATAAATCTCCATCTGTTGTTGATGTAGCTTTTCTAAGAGCCATGTCTGTTGGATTTTTTAATAAGTGAGATGATAGTAAAGAAATATTATTTGATATGTAAGATAACTCTACATCACTAAATAAAAACTCTCTTAATGCTTTACCAGCTCTTTGTATAAACAATGTACCACTTTCAGCACCTACTGGTTTTATACCTTCTTTTGCACCTCTTCTTGTTGCACCATTGATTACAACATTAGATGGTGTGATAGGGTCCAGAGATGATTGAGGTAAAAAGAACTCTCCACCTTTTGTAAAGATTTGTAAGTCTCTACCAGAAAACATACCAACGATAGCATTTGTGTTATCAGTTGCTAGTGTAACTTCTATACTATCATCATCTAATCCTTCTCCAGGATTAAAGTCAAAGAACCTACCTACTCTTGATGCAAAGACTGTATTAGGCCTAGATTTAGCACCACCAAAATATAGTCTCCCCTCATGGAAGGTTGTTGTACGAGGATAGCCTTTTGAGCCAGACCAAGTAACTTCATATCCACTTTCTAAAAATGTTGAGCCAGATGCTATTGCACTTGTATTGAAAAAAGGTATTTCAACAATAGCCTCAACAGATGTGTTACTTACAAATCTTGTAATTCTTGCTCTACCCAAACCATCGTTAGCCTCAACAAATTGGTTTACATGACTAGATGTAAAGAATGAACCACCGGCTGTAAGTGTAATATTACCATCCACAGCCGATGGAGTTATAGTTTGATTGATAGTAGTTGTTGAGAGAGTAAAAGCAAAAAAAGGTGTATGCTCAAATGTTATATCAGATATAGTCCAGTCTGAGTGTGTTGCACCTCTAACTATTTTTTTTGGAGCCATATCTTCTTGTACAACAATCAGAGTATCTGCTGATTGTGTAAAGTCCATAGTCGCTAATGTTGTAGAACTTATAGTAGTAGTAAGATAATCATTACCACTAGAGTTAATATTAGTTACTAATTCTTTATTTTTAAAAATGTACATTCTGTTATGTACAAATAAAAGCATATAACTTTGTGTAGTAGAAAACTCAAAAGGTACTAACTTCATTCCATTTTGTGGATTAGCAGCACTCGGTATTTCAAATAAAAATTGTAAACCAGGTCGTCTTTCAATACCACCTTGTGGCTGTATCAAAACATTCCTGGCTGTTTCTAATGCGTTGTAATATTGGTTAATATCTATTCTTGATTTTAGTAAAGGGTCTATCTCCCCAGTAGTAAAGTTTGATTGTATTGTTACAGCTCTGCTCATTATCTAACATCTGTTAATGGGAAATCTACTATTGCATAGTTAGGCTTTCCTCTTCCATCTATATTCATAGCTTGTCTGAGATACCCACCCCTTCCATTCTCAGTCGCAGTCCCAACTGTTATTTTTCTCCAGTAATCAGATTTAGTAATTTGGTCTGTTACTGGTTCAGCCATGTGCCAAGCTAACATATACACTAATAACTGAACAAAATAAGAAGGCATAACACCTTCTGAAACCACACTTGATACATAATCTACAAAAATAGTTTCTTCGTGAGTTGCTATTGCTGGTCCAGAGTTTGTATAAATTATTTCATAACTTTGTATTGGCAAAACTCTAGTACCACTTGAGTTATAAACTTGGTGGGGTGTACCACTTACTGCTGTTGATGGAAGGTCATATTGATATGTCCACTCATTAACCGGTGTTTGACTTGACCTTGCTAACTGTTCTTTAACAATAGCAAAGGACCAAGGATATAATGATAATGTTTTTCTTTTTATTGTTTCGTAAATGTTGTTTGCAACTGTTGAGGCATCGTTAGTCGTATCTGAAAATGACGATATAGTATCTGCACCTAATAAAATTAGTGCCTGGTTTGTTATCGTAACTTTAGTATCTCCACTTGCCATAGTAATCCTTTAATAAATGAAGA